TTATGTAAGATTTGCATCAGTATATAGGCAATTTAAAGATATAAACACTTTCATGGAAGAAATAAATAGATTAATGAGATAAACTCAAGTAAATAAGCCATTTAAATTGCAAACGGCAAAAAAACGTCAAAAAATATTATTTATAATATTTGAAGCTCTGTTTAGCATATCGTTGGTAACATGGCTATATGTTTTCATAGTTTGCTCAACAGTATGTCCAAGTAAATTGGCAGCAGTTTTAAAATCTATTCCGTTTGCAATTAATTTGGTTGCATAAGTATGTCTTAATTCATGAATTGATATATTAAAGCCAAGTGCTTTAAATTTTTTGTTTAAGAAACTTATAACAGCATCGTTACTTTGACTTTTAATTATTCTATTCAAAGGATTTGAAGGCTGTGTTTGTTTCAGATTTTCTAAATATGCAATGGTTTTCGGTGGTATAGGAACAGATCTATAAGAATTTTTAGATTTTAATTCGTCAAATCCATATCTTTTTGGAGTAAGACTAACTACTTTCCATTGCTTATTTACAGTTAATACAGCAGATTTAAAATCTACATCTTCCCAAGTTAATCCCATTATCTCACCTATTCTTAAACCACATGTACCAGCTATAATGATTACAGGTACATAATTAACATACTTTGAATTTTCAAACGTCCTTACTAATTCATCAAATTCTTTATCAGTGAGAGCTTTTTTCTCAAACTTCTTTTTAGATTCTTTAATATTTAAATTTTTCACCGGTGATTTTGCAATTATATTATAGTTGTTTATAGCAGTATTAAATATAGTTGATAATTTAGTGATGTAATCTTTTATAGTTGTTTCTCGTAAACCTTTTTTAGTTAATTTATCTATACATTTTTGTATGTTAAATGTATTTATATCTTTTAATTTTAAATTGTCTAGGTCTTTAAATGCTTTTATAGTAGATTGATAAACAATTACTGTTTTTAAGGATCTATAAAGCTTTATATGTTCAATATACATATTAGTAAATTGTTTAAATGTAATTTCACAGTAATCTAGATTTATTTTGTTTTCTAAGTTATTTTTTATTTCTTGAAGTAAAGTATCAGCAGCAAGTTTAGCTTTCTTTTTACCTTCTCTAGTATTAGGAAATCCTTGTTTAGATTTTTGTTTCCATTTTCCTAAACCATCTTTATAGGACACAATTACTTGTATACCATTATTTTTTTCTCTGTAGGTAATATTATAATCCATAAAATTCACTCCTTTACGAATGTATGTTCTTATAAATCTATAAAATAAACAGTTGTTATTACAACTGGATCTATCAAAATGCTTTAGTAATTTGAATGCCATTATAAAATGTAATATAGTAATTATCTATTTTACATCCATCTCCATATTTATGATAAAAATAATCAATAGCTTCATTTAAATAAGCTTCAGTAACTCCAAGAAATTCAGCTATTTCATGTTTATTTACACAACCATATTCAAAGGCATTAATAATGCCAATAATACCAACATTTTTTTCATAGCCCCACTTTCTAGCTAAAAGCTCCTGTTTTTTATTATTTATTTTTTTAGTATCTAATATATTTCCAACAGTTAATTTATAATGACCTAATTCCTCAGCTAATATACAATATTTTTCTGAATCCTTTATTCTATTGTTAATTATAATTATATTGTCTATACACTTTCCGCAAGGAGTAGTAGTCCCTAGATCAATCTCTACAACCTTCGCTCCTTGCTTATGTGCCTCAATAACTAAATTCTCATACTTTGTCATAGTTATATCATTCCAATCAAAATAAAGTATCTTATTTATGTTTCTTTAAATATTCATTTATCTTTTGATCCATTACAGCTTTTTCTTCATCAGTTAGATTATCATCATGTGCTGCTATTGGAGCTAAGTAATCAGATTCAGCTTCTTTAATATATTTAGGCATTTCTATTAAATCTTTTGTATATGTAATAACCTTTTTTTTACCCATGTCATTTAATTTTCTTAAATCTTCTATATGTTGTTGTTCTTCTTTTGAATAATTAAGGTTAGTGGTATCTTTATCAGATAAGTCATTAACATTCCATCCCATTAATATTGCAGGAGAGATATTAAGTGCTTTAGATAGAGCTATTATATTATCTCTTCTCATATTCTCAATCATTCCTGTTTCCCACTTTCTAACAGTACTTTTACCAACTCCTATTAGATTTCCAAGTTGTTCATAGGTAAGCCCTAATTCTTGTCGTTTCTCTCTTATCAAATCTTTTATTTCCATAAAAAACACTCCTTTTTGTTTCAATTATAATACTTGAGTGTCTTTTATGCAACTTTTTTAAAAAAATATAGAAAAAAGTGTCTTAAAGTGTTGACAAGTTTTAAAAATGATATTAAACTAAAAGTGTCTTAAACGACACGAGGGGAGTTGATTATATGGAAAATATTTTAAAGTCATTAATAATACTTAATGGAAAAAGTATTCCAGAAGTAGCAGAGGAAATGAATATTAGCAGAACATCATTGTATAGAAAAATATCAGGTAAATCTCAATTTACTAGAAAAGAGATATCAGAATTAATTTCTATATTAAAGATAGAGCCGTATAAAGCGATGGAAATTTTTTTTAACATCAAAGTGTCTTAAAAGACACAGAGAGGAGATGTGAAATGAACAATTTAGTAGTCATTGAAGAAAGAGAAGTTTTAGGAAAAGACTTCAAGATTTATGGAACAAAAGATAATCCTTTATTTTTAGCCAAAGATGTAGCTAATTGGATAGAACATAGTGATAGAACAAAAATGCTTAAAGGAATTGATGAAGAAGAAAAGGTTAAGAATATTGTTCTAACCCTTGGAGGAAATCAGGAAATGTGGTTTTTAACAGAGGATGGGCTTTTTGAGGTATTGATGCAAAGTAGAAAACCAATAGCAAAACAATTTAAAAAAGAGGTAAAAAGAATACTTAAACAAATAAGAACAACTGGTGGAGCAGTTAAAAATGAAGAAGAATTTATAAGAAATTATTTTCCTTCATTTAGTGAAGAAGTTAAACAAGCTATGATTATTGATTTAAAACATCAAAATGAAAAGATACAAAGGGAGCTTGAAGAAAAAAATAGATTTATGCAACAAATATCAGCAAGTTCAAACTCAATTTTAGTTAGAGATGTAGCACATTTAGCAACTAAACAAAATATAAAAATTGGAGAAAAGAGACTTTGGAATAAACTTAGGGAATGGGGTCTTATTCAAAAAGGTTCAACTAAACCAATGCAAAGAGCATTAGAACAGGGACTATTTGAAAAGACGGAGTTTGTAATTCAAAGAAATCATGGAGTAGAAACTAAGTATACAACTAGGGTAACTGGTAAGGGACAAATTTATATAATTCAAAAATTATTGAAAGAAGTTTTTTAAGGAGGACAAGCATATGGATAATAAATTATTAACTGTTAGGGATTTAGCTGAAAGGTGGCAAAAGACAGAACTTACAATAAGAAGATATGTTGCTGATGGAATACTAACTCCTTGTAAGGGAGTACCAGGAACTATGTTTGCACCATCATATATAGCTAAATTAGAAGGTGTTGAATTAGAGAGAGTTTCTCCATTAGAAAAAAGAAGATTAGAAACTGAGAGAGATATGTATAAGAAAAAGTATGAAGATATGAAAGCAATTATAACTAATGTATTAATAGAGGTTTCTAAAGTTATAAAGATACCTAAAGAAAATGAATTAGACAATATCAATGTATGGAGATAAGTAATTTAAAAATGAATTTATTATTCAAGGTTAGGAAGGTGATAATTAATGCACTTTATCAAATATTTAATAATAGGAGCAGTAGCTACTTTACAGATATCAACATTTTGTATAGCAGTAAGTAAATATATTAATTCCAGTAAGAGAAAATTGAGTATTTACTAATGGCTTTAAGTGGATTAATAGGATTTATATTATTTTCTAATCCAGTTGTACTTTTATATTAGGGTGGTGATTAATATGACTAAAGAGCAACTATTAATGCAATTAAGAGATTTACATTATAATTTGAAAAATTTTGAGAGTGTAGAAAGTACAGAAGATGATGTACAAGCTTTAGAAATGGCTATTAGAGAATTAGAGGGTGCAGTAGGTTAATGTAAATTAAGGAAGGATTGATTTAAGAATGATTAAATTTATAAGAAGCCTTTTAGGATTAGGAATGAGTAAAAAAGATAAAAAGAGATTCATAAAAACTTTAACAGTGGAGGAGTGATTTATGGATAAATTAGAAGTTGCAAGAGAAGCAGTAATTATATATTTTGAAGAAAATATTTCAGCTACAAGAGCAATAGAAAAGGTAAAAGAAAAGTACCTTGCCACCGACCAAAGTAAACAAGGTACAAATATTAATGAAACTATTTTCAATAACATAATACCACTACAAGACAATTTAAACAATAAGTAAAGGAGTTATAAATTATGATTTTACCAGATTGTTGTTATGACTATAGAAATATAGAAAGTGAATGCACAGAAATAGGTACCTGTACTGAATGTGGGTGCAGTATATATGAAGGCGAAGAATATTACGAGATTAGTGGACAAGTTATATGTTGTGATTGTATTCAGTATTTTAAGAAAATAGCAGAGTTATAGGAGGTTTAATTATGGCAGGAGAAAAGAAACTTAATATATATCAAAAAATACAAAAAGCTAGAGTAGAGCTTCAAAATAAAAAATTAAAAAAGAGTGGAAAGAATACGTATAGTAACTATGAGTACTTTGAATTAGGAGATTTCCTACCAGGGGTAAATGATGTTTGTAATAATAATGGATTATCAACAATATTTCATTTTGAAAAAGATAAAGCAAGTTTAAAAGTTATTGATGTTGATGAACCAACGAGTTGTATATTATTTGAGACACCAATAGAAATGGCAGCTATAAAAGGGAGCTCAGTAATGCAACAAATAGGAGGAACTCAAACATATGCTAGAAGATATTTATATATGATGGCTTTTGAGATAGCAGAAAGTGATGTTATTGATGGCGGAGAGATTGACACAGAAGCAGAGGAAAGAAGAAAGAAAATAAATAAAGCTAGTGTATTAACTATAAATAAATTAATAGATGAAACTGAAACAGATAAGAAGAAGTTTTTAGTATGGGCAGGGGTAAATAAAGTAGAGGATATAACAAATGAAGCGTTAGGAACCTGTCTGCAAATGTTAGATAAAAAGAAAAAAGATATTGATTTAAAAAAGCAACAAGAAGAGCATCAAAAGGAATTAGAACAACATCAAACAGATTTTGAATTTTAGGAGGGCTAGATAATGAAAGAAATGCAAATTAATAAACAATTACCAGTAATAACAATGAACTTTGAAGAAGTTAAAGGATCACTGCAAGAAACTATGCAAAAGTATGAGGGAATAGTTGTAACAGAAGATAGGTTAAAAGATTGTAAAGCAACTCAAAAGAGTTTAGCTGGACTTAGAAATAATATAGATGGTTATAGAAAGGCAGTAAAAAAAGAAATGGAAGCACCAATTAAGAGTTTCGAGAGTAAATGTAAGGAACTTATTAGTCTTATAAGCGATGTAGAAAAGCCAATAAAAGAAGGTATAAAAATCTATGATGATAAACGTAAAGAAGAAAAGAAACAAAAAGCATTAGAAATAATTAATGCAGCTATAAAAGATTTTAAATTAGAAAAAGAATTTGCAGATAAATTAGATTTAAAAGATAGTTACTTAAAGTTAACTGGAAGTATAAAGAGCATTAAAGAAGATGTTGAAATGAGAGCAATGATGTTAAAAAGAGAGCAGGAAGATAAAAATACAAGAATTAAAATGCTTGAAGTTTCAGTTAAGAATGAAATTGATAGAGTGAATGAAAAGATTAAAACAAAGTTAGATTATGAAAAATTTGAAGTTTATGTATTAAAGGATTATCCATTAGAAAGAATTCTAGCTGAAATAAATAAACAAGCTGACATCATATTAAAAGCAGAAAATAATACTAAGCAAGAAATTAAAGAAGAGAAAGAAACAATTAAAATGCCTTTAGAGATCTCTAATAAGGTAGTTGAAGAACCTAAAAAAGAAGTTAAGGAAGATAAATTCTTTGTAGATGTTTATGTAGAACATAATTTTGATATGATCCAAGTCTTAAGTAAATTCTTAAAAGAAAATGGATACAAATATAAAGTCCGTAATAAAGGAAAAGTTCAATAGGAAAAGGTGGTTATATGGTAGAAGGTTGGTTAAAACTTTACAGAAGTATAAAAGGACATTGGTTATGGGAAGATAAGCCATTCAGTAGAGGTCAAGCTTTCATAGACCTTCTACTAATGGTAAACCATAAAGACAATAAAATACTGTTTAACGGAGAATTGATTGAAGTAAAAAGAGGTTCAAGAATAACATCATTAAGGCAACTTAGTGAAGGTTGGGGTTGGAGCACTAGTAAAACTAAAAAATTCTTAGAACTTTTAGAAAAAGAAAAAATGATAACTATAAAAAGTGATAATAAAAAAACACTTGTAACCATTGAAAACTATGGACTTTATCAAGATGTAGGAAACACAGAAGAAACAGAGAAAAAACAGGAAAGTAACACAGAAGAAAATCAAAAAAAAATCAAAAAAAATTCAAAAGAAAATCAAAAGAAAACAAACAAGAATGATAAAGAAGGATATAAGAATGAAAAGAATGAGGAAGAAGGAGAAGAATGTAAAGAAAATACACCACAACTTGAACCACTTTCTTTCCCAACTCCATCCTGTTCAAAGATTTATAAACTAATAGGAGAGAATGGTTATAGATTCTTTATGAATACAGATATAAAAGAAAATGATGAAACTATATCAATAAAAACCAAGAGTAATGTAGATAAAACTATAATAGCTCAATATATACCAAGAATAGATTGGCAATTAAATAAAAGAATAGAGGTGGTTTAATGAACCCTAATGAATTAATGGATAAGTTAGACATGTGTATAGCTGCTTTAACTAAAGGGAATATACAGCTAAAAACATTAGGACTTAAGAAGGCTGAATCAGAAAGAGTTTATAGAATTGCATTAGCAAAAAAGATATTTAGTTTAAAAATGGACAAGGTTCAAGTTAGTTTAATAAGAGATTTATCCAGAGGTGACCAAGAAATATCAAGATTAAGACTAGAAAGAGATATTGCAAATAATGATTACTATGTTTGTAAAAGTTCAATGGAAAATATAAAAGTTGAAATAGAAATTTTAAGATCTAAGCTTGTATGGCTTAGAAATGAACTTGGAATTTCATAGGAGGTATTTAAAATGGAAAACATGATTAATTTAGAAAAATTTGCAGAAGGTGCATTAGCAGAAAAGATGAATGGAGCTTTAAAAGAAGTTTTAGAAAATATACAGGATCCTAATACTGATTTTAAGCTAAAAAGAAAACTTACTTTAGAAATGACTTTTGTAAGTGGAGAAGATAGAGAATTAGCAGAGGTTAGTATGATAGCAAAAACTAAATTAGCACCTAATAAACCGATTGCAACAAAAATTGTTATTGGAACAGATGGTAAGGGTGGAGTTTTAGCAAGTGAATATAAAAAACAAGTACCAGGACAAAGCGTTATGAGAGTAGATGAAGAAACAGGAGAGGTTCTTACTACTGGAGAAGAAAATTCAATTAATTTAGAAGGTATTAAATTAGTAAAATAATAAATTTATATAAATTGAAAGGTGGAATATAAAATGATGAACAAAGAAGCAATGGAGTATTTAGTAAACTTAGGAGAAAAGGATGATCCAATAATTCAATTAGCACAAGGAACATATTCAAGAGTTGGTTTAAGTAGAGTTACAGAACCAGTAGCAAGTGCTCTTACAGTATCTACACTTACAGGATTAGTTGACTATATAAAAGGAAATGTAGATAAATTAAAAGGTGAATTATTAATACAAGTGGAATCACATAAAAGAGTTAAGTTATTTAGTCCATTAAATGAGGATAGAAATAGAGAGTTATTTATAGAAGCAGAAGCAATATTACCAAGTAATGTTCAATATGATAGGTTCATTGATACAGAAAGATTTAATATAATGCTTCAAAGTAGTTTTGTAGATGCAGGAGATAAAAAATCATTATTACAATATACAGGGTTAGTACAAGATGAAAATGTTAAGAGTATAGGTGATGATGGAGTAAGTCAACAAGTAACAGTTAAAACTGGTGTAGCAAGTGTAGGACAAGCAATAGTGCCTAATCCAGTAAGTTTAGCACCTTATAGAACATTCCCAGAGGTAGAACAACCAATAAGTAAGTTTATTTTTAGAATGAAAGAAGGTCCAAGTGCAGCAATATATGAAGCTGATGGAGGAGCTTGGAGAAATGAAGCAATTAAAAACATAAAAGAGTATTTAGAAAAAGAATTAAAAGATATTGAAAATATTAAAATAATAGCTTAATAACTAATATTAAATATATATGAGAGTACAATTATAACATTGTATTCTCATATGATACTCAAATGATAAATAGGAAGTGAGGATATGAAATTAAAAGAAGGAAATAAAGTAAAGTTAATTCATAAAGAGGGAATGGGGCGTAATAGAAGCTCAATAGAGTATGTATGTATAGTTAAAAAGATATATAAAAACTATATTTTATTAGATTTAGATAAATATGAAACTTGTATTCAAGTAGCGGATATAATTGATCCTAATCAAAACATTCTTAAAATTAGAGTTAATAGAGAATGGATATATGTAACTAAAGAAATGTTAGAAGTAGGTGTTATAAGTTGAAAAATGAAGGTAAGAGGTTTGAAGAAGATTTTAAAAAATCTATTCCAGAGTGGTGTTGGTGTAACAGATATAAAGATGGAACAGCAAACTTTGGAGGAACTAAAAATGAAAATGTAAGATTTCAAGCACATAATATTTGTGATTTTGAAGTATTAGCAGAGGATAAATTATTTTTATTAGAACTTAAGAGCTATAACGGTGTAAGTATTCCTTTAAGTGGAATAAGAAAAACTCAATTAGAAGAAATGTTAAAAGCTAATGAGTATAAGAATATAAAACCATATTTTATGTTTAATTTTAGGCCATTACAGAAGATTTATGCTGTTAAGGTAGAAAATGTACAAGAGTTCGTAATAAAGGCAGAGAGGAAGAGTATTCCTGTTAAATGGTGTATAGAAAATGGAATAGAGTTAAAGGGGGTTAAAAAGAAGGTTAGATTTAAATATAACCTAGAAGAATTCTTTAAAGAAATATAATCTTAATAGATTTACTCGTAAATGATTATTAAATTAATATAAAAATAAAATTCAAAATATGAAGAAATTAGGAAATGCTCTTTGAAAATTGAATAATATGGTGTTTGAAGAATATGTTATAATAGATATTATAAATTCTTATATAATTGGAGGAGAATATGGGTGGTAAATATAACTTTGAAAATGAAACTCTTATTGATATAAGAGAATATGATAAAAATGTAGATATTCATGAAATGATTCATAAAGTATTATCAACAAAAACTACCTATGGGTATTTAATTGATTTACTTAATAGAATTTGTAAATTTGACAACTCTAAAATATGGTTAAGAGATTTACTTATTAATAATATGAACCATATGCAAGAAGTCATTGCAACGAACTATGAATATCTTTCATATTTAAAAACAGATGATTTTGAGACATATCAAAACAAAATTAACGAATTAAAGCAAAATAAAAAATATTATAAATACTTTAATGAATTATCTTGGACTCGAGAATATTTGAATAAAGAAAATAGTGAATTAGGAGAATCAATAGCAGTTAGTATTTTAACAATTGGCTTATTAGCTTTGGATGTTAATGTTTGGAAAATTCCTGAAGAGGCTTATGAGTCAGAAAAAGCATTTAATCGATTCTTAGGTACGGAGAACAATATGAATTTATTCAATCCAAACACTAGGTTTAAAACTTTCATTAATTATCATAATCCTAAAAAAGATACTGATGAAGAGTTGATAAAATCTATGATGTCTGATTGTCAATTAGACCGTGATAAAATTGAGATTATTTGTATAAGAGAAATTCTTAAAATATATAAAAATTACAAAAATATAGATCTTATTTTATTACGCGTAATTGGATATGGAACAATTGATATGACAACATTATCTTTTTCATTTGAAGAAATAAGTTATTTAAATGCATTTCCTACTATCATAGATGACTCATTTAATAACTTTAAATTTAATTTAGATTCATGTGAAAATAAAGACTTTATAAGTAAAGTATTAAAAGTGAATCGAGGAATAGTGAGAATAGATAATACTATATTAGGAGCTCCAATAATTAATACTTTAGCAGTAATAGATTATGAAAAAAAGAATGCGATATACTCAGTATATAAAAATGGAAAAGACTTAGCGGAAATAATTAATTCATCAAAATTGGATGTAGCGTTTTTTGATATTAGAACATATCCACGTTTTAGAGAAATACTTGAAAGAAATGTTTCTAAGGACATTTATTTTATAATGGAGTCATCTGTATTATATAATATTGGGTTTATTAGACAAGAGTTCATAAATGGAGAGTATTCAGTAAATAATTATGAAACCTATGGTTTATTAGTTATAAAAAAAGGGAATAAAATATTATTACAGCTTATCTCAAATAATGCAATAAATCTTATTGATAGATTATGGAAAGATTTTGATATATTTTTAAATAAAAAGGAATGGAATGAATTATATAATTGTTATGAAGATAAAATATATGAAATTATTAAAAATTATTTTGAATACTTTAATTTTTCATTAACCTGTATAAAGTAAATTAAATATAGAATTAATAGAAATACCGTATTATTTAGAATAAACGGTATTTTTTTATTTCGTCATTCCAAGAAAAGTAGAATTAGATATATTCTGGCTAGGTAAAATAATATTAAATAAGAAAGGACCCGAAAGGGACCATTACACAAGTATTGTTTTTGGTATAGCCTAGCCAGTTTATTTATATAGGAGGAATTATGATAGATAAAAATATTTTTAGAAAAACAGAAGCAATATTATATGATTACAATAATTTAGCGTTAAGAATAGATTTATTAAAAGCAGAAATAAAAGATATTGAAGAAACATATCAAGGGTGTGGAGCTATGTCATATGAAGAGAGAACACAAGCAACAAATAAGTTTAATTCGAGTGTAGAAGATGAAATTATACAAAGAGAGAAGGAGTTGAGAGCTCTTAAGTTAGATTTAAATAATAAGATGAAATTAAAGCGTAGAATAGATGCTGCAATACAAGGATTAAAGAAAGATGAAGAAAGAAAATTAGTAGAACTTAGATATATAAATAAAAGACCTTTAAGTTGGAATCAGATTGCATATGTTCTTAAATATAGTCAAGAGTATTGTAGAAAAGATTTAAGAAAAAGTGCTATAAAAGGAATAGCGGATACTGTATTTTATAATCCATATAGACAGGAAAGGTTTGGATTTTTATAGTATTATTTAAAGTATATACTTTAAATGATTGGAGGAAAAAATGAGAGATAATAAATTTAATAGTAAAGATTTTATTGAGGAACAAAAAAAAGGACAAATATTCGCAAAGATTTCAAAGAGTGCACCTGGTATTGGAAAAGGTGGATATTATAATTATTCAAAAGCATATAATGAAGTTGTATATGATAATAAAAATGATTTAACTTTTGAACCATTAGAAATAGTATTAAATTATTTACATTATGGAGATATGCTTACAATAATAGAATTTTCAGAATATGATTATGAAATTTTAGATGCAAACATTATTAATGACATGAGAAATAATGGCTGTTATGAAACAAATAAGTATAGAATTGGAGCTACTATGGCGTTATCTAATCCTAGAACTATAGATTATATATTTGATAATATAAAAGATCATGATTTATTTAAAAGATGTATTGAATATAATGGAAATATAATAGATAGTAGATTAAGAGAATATGGAGGAGATGGCTTAGCAGAATATTATAAAAATAAAGGAGGGGAATATCTTCAGATAGGAAATAGACCAGATGAACCTGCAGAGATACTAAATGGCAAAGATTATTGCTATGATATTTTAAAAAAAATTTTAGAAGACTTTAAAAAAAATGAGATTGAATTTTATACTAAACATAATTATTATAATTGCTATTATTTAATAGAAAAATATAATTTTGAAAATGTTATCAGGGAAGCAGTTAAATATTCTATGATAAAAAATCAGACATACTATTTTTATATTGATAAAGATAATTTTGAAAAATGTAATAAAATAATAGATAAAATATTAAATCCTTGGAAATATACTAAGTTTGGCAAATTAAAATATATTTTTAAAAGATAAGTATTTTTTACTACCGCTTTACTACCATCTTACTACCGTATTACTTCCTGATATTTGTGTTAAACTATAGATGGTGATGATTAAGTTTTTCTTGAAAGCCTCCTTTATAATAAGAAGAGCGGGGATTAAGTTCACTGCAACGTGGAAGGAACAGTATTATAAAGATGCGATTCCTTTACCTTCCTCTCATAATTTCTATAACCCATTTATATATAATTAAATAGGACTAATAGTAGGGATTTCAAAGTGCTATTAGTAAGTTTACAAAAGAATCTAGTGTAAAATCTAGGTTCTTTTTATTATTTATAGAAGGGAAAAGAGATTTTTTGTAGAATTCTTTTGTAAATTGGGATAATAATATGGGAAAAATTAAAAATAGTTGGGATGGTTATAATGAAAAGAAAATTTATGTTAATAATATCAATTCTTCTATTGATAGGTGCAATATTTTTTTATTGGAAAAATAATAATAGTGCAATAGGAACTGTTTTATTGATAATTGCAGTACTATTAAATGGTATAAGAGGGTTTGTTGATTTATGGAATGAGCGAAAATTAAAATAAGTCATTATAATACATAAAACATTAATTATAATATTATTAATTAATAATGTTATAATTAAAAATTTTCTATGAAAGGTGGTGTTGTTATGAAGCTTACACCAAAACAAAAGGCGTTTGCTGAATATTATATAGAAACAGGCAACGCCACAGAAGCAGCAAGGAAAGCTGGATATAAAGGAAAGAATTTAAATAGGATAGCAAGTGAGAACTTGTCAAAACTAGATATAAAAAACTATATAGATGAAAAGATGAAAGAACTAGAGGATAAAAGGATAGCTAAAGCAGATGAGGTTTTAAAATATCTTACTAGGGTTATTCGTGGGGAAGAAACAGAACAGGTAGTAGTTACTGAAAATATAGGTGATTTTATGAGTGAAGCTAGAGTTATTAATAAAGAGCTTTCAGCTAAGGATAAAATTAAAGCAGCAGAGCTATTAGGTAAGAGATATAGGTTATTTGTTGATAAGGTTGAGAAAGATACAAACTTAAATGTTAATTCTACAGCTAAACTAGATTCAATATTAGGACAATTAAGGACAAGAAATAAGAATGAGTGAAGAATATAATTTATCTGATAAGTATTTAGATTTTCTAGAGTATAGAGCACCGGTAGAAGCATTAGAAGGAACAACAGCAGCAGGAAAGACTACGGTAGGAATACTTAAGTTTATGTTAATGGTTGCTGAATCTACTAAGAAAATGCATGTTATAGCAGCTAAAACAACTGGTGTTGCTGAAAAGAACATAATACAAAAAGAATATGGAATTACTGATGTATTTGGTGATTTAGTAAGATATAACGGTAATGGTGATAAAGATAATAAAATACCCCATATAAGATATACAACACCTAATGGAGAGAAAATAATCTATATATTAGGTTATGATAACGTAGATAAATGGAAGATGGCGTTAGGTTCTCAATTTGGATGTGTACTTATAGATGAGGTTAACACAGCTAGTATCGAGTTTGTAAGAGAAATATGTACTAGAAATAATTATCTTATGATGACACTTAATCCAGATGATCCTAATTTACCTATATATGATGAATTTATTAATTGCTGTAGACCGTTAGAAAAATATAAGAGTGATGTTCCAAAAGAAATAATGGAACAATTAAAATCAGAACCAAAGCCTAACTGGACCTATTGGTTCTTTTCTTTTTATGATAATGCAAGTTTATCTGATGAAGATATAGAAAAGAAAAAGACAAGTGCTCCTAAAGGTACAAAGTTATATAAGAATAAGATATTAGGTTTAAGAGGTAGAGCAACAGGACTTATATTCTCTAATTTTGAAAGAAAGAATAATGTTTTATCTAAAGACTATCTTGTTAAACAAGTAAAAGAGAATAAAATAAAGTTTGTTCAGTTTACAGCAGGATTAGATACAGCATATTCTCAAAATAGTCCAGATACATTTGCATTTACTTTCTTAGGTATTACAGATAAGAAAGAGTTAGTAATGTTAGATGAAGAAGTATACAACAATAAAGATTTAGAAATACCTTTAGCACCTAGTGATATAGCTCCTAAGTTTTTTAGGTTCTTAGAAAAGAATAGAAAAGATTGGGGATTTGCTAGAGATGTATTTATAGATTGTGCAGACCAAGCAACAATAACAGAGCTTAAGAAGTTTAAGAGAACTAATGCATGTATGTACAACTTTATTAACTCTTATAAGAAGGTAACTATATTAGATAGAATACATTTAATGCTAGGTTGGATAAATGTTAATGGTAGAGTGTTTTATTATGTTGTAGATACTTGTAAAGAGCATATAAGGGAGTTAGAGTGTTACAGTTGGAAAGAAGATAAATATGAGCCAGAAGATGCAAACGACCATACAATTAACTCTTGTCAGTATGCATGGATACCATTTAGAAAAATGATAGGAGATTATGAAATATAGGTACTTCACTTAAGTGGATATTTATTGTAAACTTATACCTGATGGGGGGAAAGTATCTTGGATAAAATAAAAGAAAAAGGAAGTCTAAAAAATTTAACAGTATTAATTTTAATAGGAATAATTTTATTGAGCGTTATATATTTAATTATAGCATTTATAAATTTATTACCTATTGGAATACAATTTTTAAAAGGTGAATATAGTGTTACTACTGATATAATGCCAAATTATTCAACAGTTTTTGAATCAATATTTACATTAGTTAGTATATTAACATCATTATTAGTTAGTTTTTTATTATATAAATTAACTAAACAACAAGTTAAGACAGAATATAATAAAGAAATAGTAGGACCTGCTAATTTAGTTTATTTTAAAATAAAGCATCATTTAATACATTGTTTAGTTGAAATTTTAAATAATAATAGTGATAGAATAAATACTGAAGAAGTTACTCAAACTCGTACTCAAAATGAGATTGAGTTTATAATTTATAGTAATTTTCATCAAATTAATACTCATAATTTAGAAGATAATATATATAAAATTTTAGGCGAAATAGAAGATGAAGAAAGTGTGCGTAAATTATTATTAATAAATGAAGAGATATTAAGAAGTAATTCGACAATAAGAATGTTAAGACCGGGACTAATAGTAAATAATGTTGTAAGAGAAACTAGTGGAGAATTTTGGGCAAATATTATAGTAAGTCTATATAATAATAATTTTGAGTATTTAAATGATAATTATAAAAAAATGATGAACAATATATTAGAATTAAGTAAGCGTAGAAAATAAATCGATAAATTTTATCGATTTATTTTTTTATAAGGAGGAGTAGAAATGGGGTGGATTAAGAGTATGTTAACTAAAGCAGCAATTAAATATTTAAATGTTCAACCAGCATTAACAAATCCTATTACTATACAAGAAGCTTATACATATGAAACTAACTTAATTAGAAATAAGCTCTGGTATAGAGGTGAGCCTTATGAATTAGATCAGTTTTTTAAGAATGTAAGTGGTGATCCAGTAAATAAAGCTAGATTTTGGAGTGCTGTACCAAGTGAAGATTTGAGTATAAGAAAAATACATAGTGGATTACCTGCAATGATAGCTGATAAGTTAAGTGATATAGTTGTATCTGATTTAGATAGTATAGAAGTTACTGTAGAATCTGATAATACATTATGGGAAGAAATAAGAAAAGATAATAAGTTTGATGATAACTTAGGAGATATAATTGCTACAACTCTAGTGAGTGGAGATGGAGCTTTTAAATTATCTATTGATACTGATATATCTCCTTATCCTATAATAGAGTTTTTTGATGGTGATAAAGTTGAGTATATAACTAAAAGAGGAAGATTGAAAGAAATAAAGTTTTATACATTCTATATTAAAAATAGTAAGCAATATAAATTAGCTGAAACTTATGGAAAAGGATATATCAACTATAATTTATATGATAGTAATGGTAATGAAGTTTCTTTAGATATACTTGATGAAACTAGAGAACTTGCAGAAGTAACATATAAAGATGATTTTATAATGGCAGTACCATTAATGTTTTTTAAATCACCTAAGTTTGATGGAAGAGGTAAAAGTATATTTGATAATAAATCAGATTCATTTGATGCATTAGATGAAGTTATAAGTCAATGGATAGATGCTATCCGTGATGGTAGGGTACAAAAGTATATACCAGAGGATTTAATACCTTATAATCCTAATAACGGGATGAAATTAAAACCTAATCCTTTTGATAATAAATTTATAGCAGTTGGTTCTGATAAGTCAGAGGGTGCAAAGAATGAAATAGAGATGAAACAAGCTGAAATAAGATACGAAGCTTATGTTGAAAGTTATTCTAATGCTGTTGATATGTGCTTACAAGGTATAGTAAGTCCAAGTACTTTAGGAATAGACCTTAAGAAAACAGATAATGCAGAAGCTCAAAGAGAAAAGGAGAAGACTACCCTATATACAAGAGGAAAACTAGTTGATATTTTAACAGAAGTTATACCACAGTTAGTTAATATAGCTCTAAAAACTAATGATTTATTAAATAAAAGAAAGGCTGGAGAATATGAAGTAAGTGTTGTATTTGGAGAATATGCAAGTCCTAGTTTTGATGCAGTAGTAGAAACTGTAGGAAAGGCTAAAAGTTATGGTGTAATGTCAATAGAGCAATGTATAGAAGAAATGTATGGAGATACATGGACAGATGAAGAAAAGGAAGAAGAAATTAAAAGAATAAAAGAACAGAATGGCTATATTGAAGCTGATGAACCTAAATCAGTAGATGATGAAGATTTAAATTCAGAGGTTTATGAAGATGGACAAGAAGAATAATAATTCATCAAAGCTAAGTGAAATACTTGAAAGTATAACAAAGAAAAAAATCTTAGAAGATCATAAAAAAGAAAGAGATAAGTCTTATGACATAAGAAAGATATTTGAGGAAATAGAACTTGCTTTAATATCATCTATGCATAGGGCTTTTTATTTTCATCAAACACAGCAACAGGAAGAGGGATTTAATTGGGAACAATGGCAACGTACTAAACTTAGAGAATTAGAAAAATACAGAAAAAGAAATAAGAAAATAGTTAAAAGCTATAATAAGCCTATTCAAGAAGCTATAGATAGAGAGTTAGAAGATAAGTTTATTAGTGGACAACAATATGTAGAAAATTTAATTGATAATGTTAAAGTACAGTTTCCAGAAGATATAAAGGAATCTCAAACAGTTAAAGAATATATAGCAAATGAGTTAGGAAAAGAAAGTAAACCTCCTAAAGAAGAAAACTTTTTTGGAGTTAATGAAAAGAAGTTAAATGCATTACAAGAAGCTGTAACAAATGATTTGAAAAAAGCTCAATATTCTGTTCTAAGAAAAATGGATGATGTTTATAGACAAACTATCTTTAAAACTCATATGTATTTGCAAAGCGGAACTAAGACATTAAATCAAGCTATAGATATGGCTACTAAAGATTTTCTTGATAAAGGAATCAATAGTATAGTTTATAAAGATGGTAAGAGAGTTAATATTGCTAGTTATGCAGAAATGTGTTTAAGAACAGCAAGTCAAAGAGCTACATTTTTAGGTGAAGGAAAGAAAAGAGATGAATATGGAATACATTTAGTAGTTGTTACAGCTCACGCTAATACTTGTAAAATGTGTGAACCGTGGCAAGGAAAAGTATTGATTGATGATATATTTTCTCATGGTACTAAAGAGGATGGAAATTATGCATTATTAAGTGAGGCTGTAGATAAAGGCTTTTTACATCCTAACTGTAGGCATACATTAGCAACTTACTTCCCAGGAATAACAAGATTGCCAGTAGTTCCAGATGGTAAAGAAGCTATTAAGGTATATGAAGCAGAACAAAAGCAAAGATATTATGAAAGACAACTTAGAAAATGGAAAAGGTTTGAGGCTGGTACTTGTGATGAAGAAAGTAAAGGAATAGCACATAATAAAGTAAAAGAACTTCAAAATGTATTAAGAAAGCATATAGAAGATAATAAGCAGCTTAGAAGAAATTACAATAGAGAATATAATATGTTTAAAAAAGTCTAAATTAGTAGTAAAATCTAATTATAAAAAATGGAGGGACTGATGAAAAATGAATCAAGATTATTCACAAAGAATTATTGTTTTTATGGATATATTGGGATTTAAAAACATGGTTGCAGATGACAATAATAAAGACAAGCTATTTTTAATAATGAGATATTTAAAATGGATTGAAGATAGCAATTATAGTGGTGCTTTAAGTATGGAGGAGCTAGGAAGAGAAATAACTGTATTTTCAGATTCGATTGTAATATCATATGATGCAAATGTAAAAGGCGGTGTTTTTTATATATTAATGGATATTATTCACATTCAGCTAGATTTTGCAGCTCAAGGCATATATTTAAGAGGAGGGATAACTGTAGGAGAACTTTATCATAAACATAATATAGTATTTGGTCCAGGAATGGTAAAAGCATATGAACTTGAATCTTGCCATGCAAAATATCCTAGGATTATATTAGAGAAAAAACTTATAAAGTTTGGATTGTTAAATAAATCAGAAGTAAATCCACCTGAATTAGAATTAGACTATATATTAAGTTTGTTAGATAAAGATGATGATGGATATTTTTATATTGATTTTTTAAATCAAAGTCAGGAATTAGACGATATTAATAATATAAATATTATATTAAATGTATTAAGAGAAAATATTTTGAGATACACAGGTGATGACGTTAATAGTAATATATCTGAAAAATATAATTGGTTTAAAAAATATTATAACAAATGTGTAAAAGAAGAATATAGAATATAGAAGCCTTAGAAATAAGGCTTTTTATTTTGCCCAAAACTTGCTTAAGGCATTAAAAGGTGCATGGAAGTAACAGCCTACAGGCTATAAATGGAGGTATTTATGTTTATATCAAATTTTAATTTAAGAAAAAGATTAGGTATGAAACTAGCTCAAGATAATGGAGCAGGTAATGGAGGAGTAGGTTCAGAAGCTAATCCAACTGATGGATCAGATGGAGAAGGAAATGGAACAGAAAGTAATCCAACAGAAGAAAAGACTTTTACTCAAGAAGAAGTAAATAGGATGATTAAGGATAGGGTGGCAAGGGAAAAGAAAGGTCAACTATCTAAAGAAGAACTTAAAGCTTATCAAGATTGGAAAGAAAGTCAAAAGACAGAGGCTCAAAAGCAAAGCGAAGCTTTAACTAATGCAGAGGCTAAAGCAAAAGCAGAAGAGGAGAGAGCTAACACTTTAGAAGCTAAAGTAACTTGTTTATCTAAAGGAGTTATAGCTGATTCAGTTGATGATGTCGTTATTCTTGCTAAGGCTTTAGTAAGTGAAGAAGTTACTATGGAACAGGCTATTGATAAAGTAATAGAAAAGTATCCAAGCTTTAAAGGTGAACAACAAAAGAGTAATGAAGATGAAAACAAAGGCTTTAAGATAGGTGCTGATGGTGGAAAACAAAAAGGAAATGTTGATGATGCATTAGCAAGAGCCTTTGGAAATAAATAATAAAAATATTAGGAGTGATATAAATGGCAGTATACAGTTATGCTGAACAATTTGAAAGACAATTACAACAAAAATATGCAAGAGAATTAACTTCTTATGATTTAGAGAAATCTAATCCACAAGTTAAATTTATCAATGCACAAACTATTAAATTACCTAATATAACAGTAAGTGGATATAAGGATCATAATAGAAGTTCTATGGGATTCAATACAGGTTCAATATCAAATGATTGGGAGCCAAAGAAATTATCACATGATAGAGATATAGAGTTTGCTATTGATCCAATGGATATTGATGAAACAAATTTAACAGTAGAAGTTGCAAATATTCAAAATGTATTTGAAACAGAACAAGCTATACCAGAAAAGGATTCTTATAGATATTCTAAACTTTATGCAGAAGCAAAAACATACAAATCAAATGGAGCTGTTATAGATAATACTGTTTTAACTACAGAAAATATATTAGATTGGTTTGACGAAAAGATGGAGAAAATGGATGATGAGGGAGTACCATCAGAGGGAAGAATACTTTATGTTACACCAACTATTAACAAATTAATTAAGAATGCACAGAATATACAAAGATCTATTGATGTTAATAGTAATAATGGAAATATAGATAGAAGAGTATATTCACTTGACGATGTTACTATTAAGAAGGTACCAAGTTCAAGATTTAAAACAAAATATGACTTTACTAATGGCTGCGTTCCAGCAGGTGATGCAAAGCAAATAAATATGATACTTATCCATCCATCATGCCAAGTAACTAGAAGTAAATATTCTTATATTAAATTATTTACTCCTGGAACAGATAGTAGGACAGCAGATAAGTATGTATACCAAAATAGAAATTATGGTGATACATTCTTAATCAAAAATAAAGCTTGTGGTATTGCTATTAATGCAGAAGCGGAAGGTTAGAAAGGAGCATATAAATGAAAGCTATTAAACAAAATAAAGTTTATACAATAACTGAAACAGAAAAGAGTTATTATATAGCACAAGGTTATGACATTTTAAATGATGATGGTGAACTTATATCTTATGGAGCAGGAAAGTCGGTTTCATATGAAGAACATAGACAGATAAAAGATAGATTAGCTGTATTAGAAGAGGAAAATGAAAAGTTAAAAGAAGACAATAAAAAGCTTAAAGCTGAAAATAAAAAGTTAAAGGAGTCTTAGGAATTAGGACTTCTTTTTTTATGAGGATGTGAAAATATGGCTTATGTAGATAGTGCATATTATAAAGAAGAATTTAAAGGTAAAATCATTGATGATGACATTTTAGAAAATAGGTTAGAAAGAGCATCAGATCAGATAGATACTCTAACATATAACAGAATAATAGGATTAGAATTTAAAAACTTATCTCCATTTCAACAAGACAGAATAAAAAAGGCAATATGCTTACAAGCTGAGTTTATAGAGCAATATGGTGAATTTATTAATATGCCTTTAAGTGGTTATTCAGTTGGTAGTACATCTGTTAGTTTTAACGGAAGTATTGTAAATGGAATAACTACTACTAAAGAGGTTATTAATTATATATCTCAAACCGGACTTAATAGTAGGAGGTTATAGTTATGGGAGTTAAATTACCTTTTCCTAAATGGCTTTTGAAAACACCAGTAAAAATATATCACACATATATAAACGAGGATGGTGAGCCAGTAGAAGATTTAATTTATGATGGATTAAGCATATACAATGAGAAAGGACGAAATACTCTTGATGCAGAGCGTAGACTAGTAACTTTAAGTGGTACTGTCATAGTTGAAGGTGATATTTATCCTAATAAATTAATAGAAGGGTTTATTAAGATTGGAGATATAAAAAAAGATATTTATAAATCATCAAGACCACGTAATCCAGATGGCTCTGTATTTAGCACAGAATTGGAGCTTATTTAATGAAATTAAAAGTAACAATAAAATTAGACAGCTCAAAGATAAATACATTAATAAAAGCTAAAAACAAAGCTTTAGAAGAAACTACAGAGGCTATTTTAAGTGATATTAAAAGAAGTGCTGTAGTTCCTAAAGATAGTGGAGAGCTTGAAAGAAGTTGTTTTGTTGATTTATCAAGGGTAGATGATGGAATAACATCTATAAATTTTGACACACCATATGCAAGGAGATTATATTGGCATCCAGAGTATAACTTTAGGCAAGATAAAAATATAAATGCACAAGGTAAATGGATGCAGTCTTATATTGATGGAGATAACAAAGAATTTGTAACAGATACTTATTCTGAATTTTTTAAAATGTTTAGCAAAGGGTTGATAAAATAATGTTGCTAAGTGAAATAAGAGAATATTTAAAAACTAAAATAGAATGCCCTCAATGGTATATAGGAAAAATAGACGGTACTAAAGAACAATGTATAGGTATTTATAGTATAAAAGGACCAAGAAGTCATATAGCCTTAGGTGGATTAGAAAATACAAGTTATTCCACTAAGGCTATTTCTATATTAATACATTGGGGAAAGAATGCTAATATAGCAGAACAAAAGGCACAGGATGTATATAAAACTTTATTTGGACAAGATGCCATTATAGGTGGGAAAAGAGTTATAGATTTTAATATGAGAACTAGTGAACCTATAGGTGTTGGAACTGATAAAAACGGTATATATGAATATGTGATAGAAGTAAATATAATACATGAAAGGTAGGTAATATAATGGCAGGATTTGAAGGCGTATTTCCAGTTTATAATTTAAAATTTAAAATCGGTACTAAAGGAAAAGCAAGCACACCTCAAGATATGCAAACTATAGCCGATATGGAGAACTTTGGTATAAAAATAGATGGTAAGGTTCAAGATTGGACTCCAATGGATACTATGGGATGGGCTAGAAATTTAATGACAGGAAAAGCATTCTCAGTATCTCTTAAAGGAAAAAGAAATGTAGGTGATCCAGGTAATGATTATGTTTCAGGTGTTGCTTGGAAAGATGGATTAGATTGTAGCACAAAAGGAGAAATAGAGTTTCCAGATGGTTCAAAACTTTCATTTGATTGTGTAATTGATGTTAAAAATATAGGTGGAGATGATAGTACAAAGGTTGCCCCACTTGAATTTGATTTAAAAGGTGATGGAAAACCAACATATACACCAGGAACATCATCAACAGTAGAAAGTCATTAGGAGGTTAATTTATGGCAAAAGTATATAACATAATGGATAAGTTGGTTAATGTAAAACCAATAGTTAAAATAGATGAGGATCATGAGTATAAGATTAATAACACTAAGAATAATGCAGTATATATTCAATCTTTAGTAAAGAAGAATAAGCAAGATAAAGAAAAAAATGATGAAGTAGACGAAATAAAATTAATAGAAAAAATAATAAAAGCTTCTTTAGGTAAAGAGGCTTTTGATTATATAGAAAGTTTAGATCTAAGTATGGAAGGATATAATACAATAGTTAATACTATAATGGCTGGAATATCAAATTCAGAATTAGAAGAAATTGAGGAAATGGGTAAAAAGGAAATGGAGCGATTTCAACAAGAAGAAAAATAATCAATGGTATGATTTGTTTGAAGATTGGGAGCTTATAGATGCTTCATTTACTACTCAATATGGTATTAGATTAAGAAATGAACCAGATATGACTTGGGATGAATTTTGTACTCTACTTAGTGGAATAATGCCTAAGACTCCACTTGGTCAAATTGTTTCTATAAGAAGTGAAGAAGATGAAGATATGTTAAAGAACTTTACTAAGGAACAACATAAGATTAGAGATGAGTGGAGAAGTAGACAATTAGAAGAAATGACAGATGAAGAAAAAGAACAGCAAATAAAAGAAATACAAGAATTATTTAAACAAGCATTTAGTTAAATCTATATGCTTGTTTTATTTTAAATGAAAGGTAGGTGAATTTGGTGGCAGATAATGATAGTGTAGGCAAAATTGGTCTTGACCTAGAGATACAAGATGGTGATATAGAAAAACAAATAGAGCAGATGGCTTCTAGCATAGGAAATAAAATAAGTAAATCACTAGAAGAAATTACAAGTAAATTTAATTTTAGCTCATTGACTAATGGAGTTACAGAGTCTTTAAATAGATCATTCAATGCTATAAATGAGACTATAAATTCTAATATTGAAAAAAGTAAGCAAAGTATATTAAAGACTATTGAAGAAATAAAAGAAAGAGCTTTAGATTGCATAAAAAGTATTATGTCAAAAGCTAAAAAAATAAATATTCCTTTAAACTTTGAACCTGCAAAGAATATTGTAATGCCTAGTCAAACTACTGCAAAGACAGTTAGCTCTAGAGGACCACCAAAGACTAATACTGCTAATTTAGAAGGTATAAGATCTCAAATAGAAAACTTAACAAATAGCTTAGAGATAACTAATAGAAGAATAGAACAGCAACAAGAGAAGTTGGCAGGATTAAGGGAGACTTATAATAGTACATTTAATCAATCTAGAAAAAATAAAATAGAAGAACAAATTTTAAAAACAGAAGCTGCAATAAATAAATTAATAGCTCAGAGTGATAAAACAGGATTTAAACTTGCTGACTTAGATGCAGAATTTGAAAGATTAAGTAGTGCATCTAGAAATTCAAGTGTTGGAGTTAATGAAGCTAATAACAGTATTAAAAGAACTGCTAATGTGGCCAATAATGCTAGTAGAAGTCTAAGAAATGCTAATAATAATTCAAGACAATTTAGAAGTAATATGAATGGTGCAAGAAGTGCAACAGGCATGTTTATAGATAGTATGTTTAAATGGGGAATTGTATTTCCTATTATAATGAAAGGTATTTCAGCTGTTGGAAGTTATATTGGCAGTGCACTAATGACTAATGCACAGTTTGCTAATAGTTTGGTGCAGGTAAGAACCAATTTAATGGTTGCATTTATGCCAATATATCAAGCGGTATTGCCTGCTCTTAATGCTTTAATGAGTGCATTGGCAACTGTAACAGCATATATTGCAGCCTTTATAAGTGCTTTATTTGGAAAAACATATCAATCAAGTTTTAATGCAGCTAAAAGTATGAATTCATCAATAGCAGCAATGAAAAGTATGGAGAAACAGGGTAATAAAACTTCTGGAGCTGTAGATAAAATAGGTAACTCGGCATCAAAGGCTAAAAAGAAAATTCAAGGAGCATTAGCTGGGTTTGATGAAATTAATAAGTTAAGTATGCCTAAAGACACAGATAAATCACCAAAAGCACCAAATGGTGGAGGTGGTGGAGTTTCACCAATACCGATGGTTGCACCTGGAATTGATTTAGGGCCTACAAGTGCAGCAATGCAAAAAATAAATGGAATGGTTGCAAAGTTAAAGAATATTATATCAAAAGTATTTCAACCATTTAAAAATGCATGGGCTAGAGAAGGCGCTGCAACTATTGCAAGTATTAAGTATGCATTACATGGAATTTGGGAGTTAATAAGGTCAATAGGAAATAGCTTCTTAGAAGTATGGACTAATGGAACAGGTGAAGCAATACTTGTTGTTATTCTACAAATCTTACAAAACATATTTAATATTATTGGAGATATAGGAGTTACTTTTGCTAATGCATGGAATGCAGGTGGAATAGGAACAGCAATAGTACAAGCATTAGCCAATGCGTTCTTAAATGTCTTAACATTAATTAAGCATATGGGAGACTCTTTAAGACAAGTTTGGGGTGAAGTAGGACCTGGAGTTGCAAAAACTTTTATGGCAATACTTCATTCAACTGCTAAAGTTCTTGAAAACTTAACTCAAAAATTAGTTTATGTTTGGGATAATGGAGGAAGTCATTTATTCCAAGGTTTAATAAGATTAGGAGCAAAAATATATGAGCTAGCAGGATATATAACTACAAATTTTATAAATCCAATTTTAAATGGATTCATTAATTTAATTGCTCCAGCAATCGCAAAAGTTGCGGATGTAGTTGGAACTGTTTTAGATGCATTTAGTGGTCGTATTACTTGGTTAATGGGAAGTGGAAAACCTATATTAGATTTAATGATAACAGCATTTGGGCTTCTTGGAGGTTCTATAGGTGCTGTAAAACTTGGAGTATCATTAGCGACTGGAGCATTAAAAATATTTGGTAATGTAATGAACTTAATAAAGATAGGATCAGGATTATTAGGTTCAGCAATTGCTTTTTTAACTAGTCCTATTGGTATAGTTGTTGTAGCTATAGGTTCAATAATAGCTATTGGAGTTGCGTTATATAAAAATTGGGATTTAATAAGAACAAAAGCTACTGTAATTTGGGCTGAAATAAAACAAATATTTAATGCTTTTAAAGTATGGTTACAAAGCGTATTCCAAAGAGATTGGAGTAAATCATTTGGAGTTTTAGGAAATTTATTAAATGCTTTCTTGAAAAATGTAAGCAATATTTTTGGGGGAATAAGACGAATATTTGGAGGAATTATAGATTTTATAGCAGGAGTATTCACTGGTAATTGGAGAAGAGCTTGGAACGGAGTTAAAGAAATATTTAGAGGAATATTCGAGACATTTGCTGGAATTGCAAAGGCCCCATTAAATGCAGTAATTGGTTTAATAAATATGGCTATAGATGGACTAAATACTATTAGCTTTACAGCACCTAGTTGGGTACCATTTGTGGGAGGACAACACTTTGGCGTAAATATTCCTAAAATGCCTTATTTAGCTAAAGGTGGTATAGTCGATAAACCTACGCAAGCAGTAGTTGGTGAAGCAGGAACAGAAGCGGTCGTACCTTTAGAGAATAATACTCAAGGATTAGATTTATTAGCAAATAAACTTACCGAAAGAATAAACAATATGTTACTAAAAACAAGTAGCCTATTACAACAACCAGATTTAACGATGCTAGGACAAAGCTCTAATTTGGATAATAAAAATATTAATGATTCTAATTATTTAGATAAATTAAAGGAAGCTATTATTGAAGCTATAAAAGAAAGTAAAGATAATAGAGGAACTGGAACAAACAATAGTACGGACTCTAAAGATTATGGAGATATAATTTTTAGAATAAATGATACTGATTTTGGTAAGCTTGCTATAGCTGCTATAAATAAGGTTAATAGACAAGCTGGAGAACAATTATTAAAGATTTAGGAGGTGGTAACAATAAGTTTAGCAATAAATGGAGTAGAAGTTACTGCTCCTAAAAGTTTTAAGGTAAATATATTAGATTTGGATGGAGAAAATACGAATAGAAATGCTAGAGGGGTAATGCTTAGAGATAGAATAAGGGTTACAAGGAAAATAGAATGTGAATGGGGTCCATTAACAGCAAAAGAAATAAAAACTATATTAAATGCAATAAGTGGAGTATATTTTTCAGTTTCTTATCCAGATCCAATGGAAGGACAAATAACAAAGACATTTTATACAGGAGATAGATCGGCACCTGCTTTTGATTTTAAAAGCAATATGTGGCAAGGGCTATCTTTTAATTTAATAGAAAAATAAATAGAAAGAAGGATTTTAAAAATGGCAGATGAAATAAAAGTAACTAGTACAATAAGTGAAACTACAAATTTAAATGGACTTGTAGAAATAGAAACAAAGGGAATAAAGCAACAAGTTATGAGTATGAATTGTAGTTTAGTAGAAGGTGGAGTTGCAAATATACAAACTTACGTAAATGATATGAATCTATTTAAAGCTAATTCAGCTTTAGTTGCAGCAGAAGTTCAAAAGTTCAGAACCAAAGCAAATGAAGTAGCAAAAGGATTAAATTGTTTTGTATTTTAAATTAAGAGCTTACAGTATGTAGACTCTTTTTTATATTAAATAAAGAAAGAAGGATTTAAATATGGCAAAGTTAACAAACAAAGAAATAATAGAAAAAGTAGGAATGTTAGGAGAGCTAAGCAATAGAAAATTACCAGTTAAGGTTAGTTATGCAATAGGTAAAAATATTTCAAAAATAGAAAGTGAATTAAAACACTATAACAAGGCAAGAAAAAATATATTAGAAAAATATTGTGAAAAGGATGAAGAAGGTAACTTAAAAATAGAAGATGGAAATTATGTAATTAAGGAAAATGAAAAAGAAAATTGGAATAAAGATATAAAAGATTTAGATGAAATTGTAGTAGAAATTGATACACACACATTTAATATTGATTTATTGAATGGTTATGAAATGAGTCCAAGTGAAATGATGTGTATTGACTTTATGTTAGAAGAATAATTTAAACATTAATCTTAAAAGAAAGGAGGTTAATGTTTGTTTAAAGTATCAGATAAATATAAAAAAGAAATAGACAAACTTGGAGGACGAAGTTTTGTAAGCAAAGTTATAATAAGAGATAAAGAATATAATGATGATAATATTAAGGATATGAATTTAAGTGAAAGTGTAAATCCTAGTGATAACTTTTCATTAGGATCTGTTGTTTCTAATACATTTGAAATAAATCTAATTGATATTGATACTAGCGTTATATTTGAAGATGCAATAATTAAACCATATATAGGTTTAGAATTAGAGAATAAAATAGAATACATTCCATTAGGAGTTTTCACAGTAGATAATGTAACTATAAAAGATAAAAAAGTTAAGTTAGAATGTATGGATAATATGATTAAGTTAGAAAGGGCTTATTTTTCTGAATTTAAATATCCTTGTAATATAAATGAAGTATTAAAAGAAATATGTAAGAAAGCTAATATAAAGTGCAATTCTATTTTACCTAATTACTCTATAGATGAAATAAAAGGATATAGTTTTAGACAAGCAATAGGAATTTTAGCAACATTATCTGGATGCTTTGCTAGATTTAATAGAGTTGGAGAATTAGAAATTTTATCTTATGCAGATGTAGGGTTAAGAATAACACCAGATACATTTTTAAAATTTGAAAAAAATGATAAAGATTATATTATAGGAAAAATAACAGCTAAAAAAGGTGATAAAACTTTTAGCAAAGGTTCTAATACTGAAATAATAATTGATAATCCAGTAATTACAGAAGAAATAACTAATGATATTTATAATAAATTTAAAGATTTTACTTACAGACCATATACTTTAAGTTGGCAAGGTAATCCAGCAGTTCAAGCTGGAGATAGAGTTACAATAATAGATTTAGATGGAAAAGAATATAATACATTAATTATGGAACAAAAGTTCACTTATAATGGTGGAATTAAATCTGAATTAAAAGCAAGTGGTAAAACAGAAAGTTCTGATAGGTTTGATAGTAAAGGACCTGTAACTCAAGCTATGGAAAACTATTCTATAGAACAAGCTGCAATTAAGGTAGCATTAATAAAAAAAGCTGATATAGATTCATTAAATGCAATAGATGCCAAAATAAATAATTTATATGCACAAGACTTAACAGTATTAAATGCAAAAATTAGAGATTTACAATCTAATAAAATTAGTACAGTAGAATTTAATGCTTTAGAATCTAAACTACAACTTGCTTTGATTGGGAAAGCAGATGTAAATGAACTTAATGTAGCAGTAGAAAGGGTAGGAATATTAGAAGGTAAAACACTTAGCGTAGAAAATCAACTTGCGGGTAATCTTACAGCAAAGAATTTTAAGGCTAATTCTATAGCTGCAGGAAGTGGAATAATAGCAGAAGGTGCTATAGGATCAGCACAAATATCTGATTTGGAATTAAATAAACTTAGAGCTGGAGATATAAGTACAAGTAAGTTTAGAATAACTAGTGCTAATGGTGCTATTCAGATTGTAGGTAATCAAATACTAATTAATAGAGATAATGTAAATAGAGTTATTTTAGGAGAATATATAAAACAGGATAATACAACTGATTATGGATTACTTATAAGAGCAAAAGATGGTAAGACAGTAATGTTTGATTCAGAAGGGGTCCATAATGCAGGTATTACAAATGGTGCTATAGATAATAATAAGGTAGCAGATAATGCAAATATATCGGGTAATAAATTAGATATAAATTCTGTTATCAGAGAAGTTAATAATAAAGGAACTGAAACTATTAAAGGAACTAAGGTTACTGTAGGGGGTAGAACTTTAGATGTAGAACTATCTACACAAAATAATACTATTACAGAGCATAGTAAGGAATTATTAACTCAAAAAGCTTCAATACAAGCTTTAGATAATTCTATTAAATTAAAAGTAGATAATCAAACTTTCAAAGAAACTAGTAATTATATAAATGAAAGTATCAATAATACAAAAGCTCAAATAACAACTACCAATAATAATTTAAGTAAAGCTATAAGTGAGATAAATATCTTAAAAGGCGAGATAGGATCTAAGGTAGGACAAACTGATATAGACAAGAGCATTAGTAATATAAAATTTGGTGATAGAAATTTATCTATAAACTCAGACTTTAGATTTGGGTGGAGGGATTGGGGATTTAATAATCCAGGGAACAATGCAGACATTGAAGTGATAGACGATGATACTTTTGGAAAATGTGCAAAAGTAACAATGAGAAATAACTATCAAGGTATATATCAAGGAATGAAGAGAGTAAGAGGAAATATATACTCTTGGAGTGTATGGATTAAAGCAAATAAACCTGGAGTAATAACTATATCACATGAGCAAGGAGAAGGAAGTAAGAATATTAATTTAACAACTGAATGGACCAGATATACTGGAACAGGAATATGGAATGGTCCGGGTGGATGCTTATGTTTTTATAGCTTAAATGGCACTGATGAGTTAATCGCATATATATCTAGATTAAAATATGTAGAAGGAAATACAATCCCATTTAGTTGGACTCCAGCTCCTGAAGATATTAATACAGCTATTATAAATAGTGCTAAAAAGACATATGAGAAAATAAGCACTGTTGAAACAGAATTACAACAAACTAAAGAGAGCTTTGGTGTTAGTGTAAAGGACTTAAATAATAAAACATCTACTATAGAAGCTAATATTACTAATATAAATACTAATTTAAGTAATAAGATAAATGATTCAAAAATAGAAGCAATAAATAATTCAAATAATTATACTAATACACAAATAACAGTAGTAAATACAAGAATAAGTAATGCAGAAAGTAGCCTTAGTGTATTAAAAAGTCAAATTTCTACTAAAGTATCCCAAACTGATATAGATAAAAGTATTAGTAATATAAAACTTGGTGGAAGAAATTTAGCACTAGAAACAAAACCTCAATCATATAGTGGTTTTACTGGTAGAATTAATGATTGTCAAATGGGATATTCAATATTGTTAGATACTTTAGAAGTTGGTGATAGTGTAACAGTCTCATATGTATTTAGTTATAAAGATTTGATACCAGTTGAAGGGCGTAATGACTTTGGAATTTGGTTGCAAGGTTGCGGAAATGTTACTGAATGGGGAAGAGGTGGTTTTAATGGTGGTGATAGGCTTACTAGCAGAATAAATTTTGGAGTAGGTAAGAAAGGGGAGTTTAGAGTAGAGTATACTTTTAAAATTACCTCAGATATGAAAAAAAATAAATCTTGGTTTTCTAACTTTAGAATGGACTTTATTAAAAGTGGGGAAGTTGGAGTTAAATTCTTTAAAGTAGAAAAAAGCACTAAAGCGAGTGATTATACACCGGCTCCAGAAGATACAGATAAAAAAATACAAGATAATATTCAAATAATAACTGAAAGAATAACTAATGTTGAAAGTAGTTTTACTCAAAAAGCAAATAGTATAAATGCAGTGGTTAATAGTGTACAAAGTATATTAAATACTAAAGCTGATGGAAGTACAGTAAGTAATATGCAAAGTCAATTAGCTAGTTTGAATATAGGTTTAGACGGAATTAAAACAGAAGTAGCTAAAAAGACAGATAAGGGATCTATTATTAGTGCAATAAATCAATCTGCGGAGGAAATAAAGATAGATGCATCTAAAATACAGCTTAATGGTATAACTACTTTTAGTGATGATACTGGAATTAAAGCTGTAGAGATAGACAATAATGCAGTAAATTTATTTAATTGGGCTAAGAATGGAAGGTATATAGGAGCTCTTATTTCGTTGATACAAAATAATGATAGTTCAAAACCTCTAATTGCTATTTGTAATGCAGTTGATAGTTATGCAAGTATATGTTATAAACATAAAGATAAAAGTGGTTATGGAACTTATGTTGAATTTGATAAATATAATGTTGCAAAAACTAGAGCGATAGCACCTATAAAGATATATGAGAATGTAGAAATGTATGGCAATACTATGTATAATGTGAATTTTGAGGCAGACAATATAGTTCAATTTCATATAGGTAGAAAATTTATAGGATATTTTAATAAAGACAGGCTATCAGTATTGGGGAATTTAGATGTTACTGGTAGAAAAAATAGAGTTGTTGAAAATACTGTCTATGGTGATTTAATGCTAAATGCAGTCGAAAGTACAGAATGTTGGTTTACAGACATGTTGATAGAGCAAAGTAGAACTGATGTCAACGGTGATTGTATAATATGGTTTGATAATAAGTTCTTACAAACTGTAAATACTAGATATAGGTATAAAGTTGATGTAACTCCACTTGGAGAGTTTGCAAGTAATGGTAAATTAACATATGTAAGAGTTGTAGAAAAAACAGAAAAATATTTTAAAGTTAGAGGAACACCGAATACATTATTTGATTGGACTGTAACAGCAAAACAAAAAGGATATGAAAGTGAAAGATTAGAAAAAAAGGCTAGTTAAATCTGGTCTTTTTTATTATATAAATTTAGGAAGGTGAGGACATAATGTTATGAATGAAGAACTGATTAAAGATAAGTTAAAAACACATGATACAAGATTAAATAATCATGCAGATAGAATTGATAAATTAGAACAAGGTCAAGCAGAGTTTAGAATACAAATTCAAAATCTATGTAAAAGCTTAGAAGGACTTACAAACGTGTTAAAATGGGGACTTGGTTTCCTAATAACTGGTTTTGTTACGTTCTTTTTTTATGCAATACAAAATCATTTATTTAAATAATTAAAATAGAAAGAAGGAATGAAAAATGGATAAAGTTTTAGATCCAATCTTAGGTGCGGTAGCTCTAGGAATTACAGGAATATTAGTAGCAATAATAAAAAGTGTAGGAGATGTAATAATTGAATATATAGGAAAGAAAAAGCAAGTAGTAGAGCAAAGATTACAACTAGATAAGCACGTTGAGGAAATAGAAACTGCAAAACAAGTTTGGAATATAGTCGAAGAAAAATACAGAATTACAGATAATATAACTAATTTAGCAAAATCTAAAGCTGATATGTTCGATAAATTATTATTAGAAAAAATACCATATCTAACAGAAGAGGAGGTCAAGCAATTAAGACAAGCACTAGCTGGAGAAATAAATAAAGGGAAAGCATTGCTAAATGAAGATGATCTAAAGAAACAAGCACAAGATTTAGTTACTAAAAATGCTACTTTAGAGCAAGAAAATGCAGAATTAAAAAATAAATTAAATGCAATATCAAATTATGTACCACAAGAGCAACCACAACAACAGTAGTTGTTCTTTTAGTTTACAAAATTATAGTTAAAACAATTATTAATATATATAAATAAAATACGAAAGAAGGAATGTTAAATGTTAAAAGGAATTGATGTATCAGAACACCAAGGAGTAATAGATTGGAATGAGGTAAAGGATCATGTAGATTTTGTAATGCTACGTGCTGGTTATGGTAAAAACAATATAGACAAGCAATTTGAAAGAAATATAAAAGAATGTAATAGACTTGGGATACCAGTAGGTATATATTGGTTTAGTTATGCATTAAATGAAGATATGGCAAGACAAGAGGCTAAATATGCATTAGCAGCAGTTAAGAATTATAGACTAGAATATCCTATTTCATTTGATTTAGAGTATGATACTTTAAATTATGCTAAGAAAAATGGAGTTAATATCGATAAGAGATTAGCTACAAATATGGTAAAAGCTTTTTGCTCTGAAATAGAAGCCGCTAAGTATTATGCAATGAATTATACAAATCAAGATTTTATAAATAATCATTTTTATTTTAACGAAATAGAAAGATACTGCCCTTGGTATGCATGGTATAACAAGGAATTGGATAGAAGTAATGTAGGTATGTGGCAATACTCTGATAAAGGAACTATTCCAGGTATTCAAGGTTCAAGCGTAGATTTAGATTATGCTAGAGTTGATTTTGCTAAAGATATAAAGAATAGGCATTTAAACAACATAGATAATAGTAATCCAGCTCCTAAACCTTCACAACCTTCTAGACCAGCTGGTAAATTGGGTGTTGTTACTGCAAGTGTACTTAATGTAAGAAGTGGTGCTGGTACTGGATATAAAGTCATAGGACAATTAAAGAGAGGGGATAAAGTACAATTAGATTGTCTAGTAGGGAGTTGGTGGAGCACTTACTATGGAGAACATGGTGGATTCGTTTCAAAAGATTATATAAGAGTCTCATTATAATTATTGTTATAGTAAAAATATATTTGTTGAAAATTAAACTATTTATATATTAAAAGGATCAGATATTTTTATCCGATCCTTTTAGTTTTATTAAAAATTAAGTTGTATTCCGGTAGTTGCATTATCATAAGCATATTTAGTGAAATCAAGACTTAATCCTGTTGGTCCTAAAGATATTGTTGGTGAAACAGGATTAGGTAGCTGCTGATGAGCATATGATAGTACTAAATTTGCGCTTGAAGCTTGACTACTAATATGTGTAGTTATCATACCATAAGGTTTTGTTCCAGAAAGTCTAGTGTTATTTAGTTCAAATTCAAAAGCCACTCCGCTTGGTGATTGAGTAAAGTTAGAATTTGATGAACTATAAACAGAGACTTTTTCACCTTCACTACCTATATCAGGAGTATGTACTTCTAAATAAGATCTATCAAAATCAAATGAAACTCCTGAACCTGTTATAGAAAGTATTTCTGTTCCACCTACTACGTTTGGCTTATGCTTCCATTCGTAAAATCCAGTTGCACTGTATTGACCGCCTCTTTCTCTAAATACTTGAATACTTAATTTTATCCAATTATACTTATTAAATTCATCCTTTTTAGCACCTATTTTATCAGGTATAGATACAAAAGATGTGAAGGTATTATTTAAATTTTCTTTAATCATTTCATTCTCGTATTCAGATTTAGTAAATTGTTTAATACTTTGTTTGTCTTTATCAGCATTTTCTGGTATTCTAAGATATACATCTTTACTTGATACTAATTTTGCACCAGTTTCAAGTATTTTTTCTTGCATTTGATTTATATGATCAAATTCTTTAGAGTTTTCATATTTTACTGTAGATTTTTTTTGTTGTGATAAATCATTTTTATGCAGTGGTGATGCATTTGCTATTGTAGTTGAAGTAAGAACACCTCCTGCTATTAATAATGATAGTAATAATTTTTTTTTCATTATATATTTCCCCCTTTGATTAAAGCATTTAATTATTTATACATTTAAAATGAAATTATGGCTAAGTAAATTATAAGTATACAAACTCCGCCAATTATAACATTCAAAGTAACAGATTCCTTTTCATAATCATTTTCATCTCTGGTTTTTAATTTTTTTAATAAGGCTATATGATTTGCATAGACAACAAAACATGCAAATATAGCTAAAAAATATAATACAAAAGTCATGTAAAGTACCCCTTAACTAAAATTTCTAATAAATTTATAACATTTATAGACTTGTTTTTCAATTAAAATACAAATTATTCAATATTTATTCAAGAAAGAGAAATTTTATTTACAAAATTTCCATAATAAACATTAAATTAATAATTAATACATTATATTAAAAAATAAGAAAGATTAAATGAATAGCTTATAATATAGAATAATTAGAAAAATATATTTAAATATAAGATAAGTAATCTTAACTTAAAATTATATGACATATATATATATATTAAAAAAGGATATATATATAATATTTTACAAATTAGAGGTGATTTAGTTGAGTAGAAAAAAGAAAAGAATGCTAGAAGAAAATGCTTTATTAGCAAGGGCTTATGATTTAATTTTAAATAAAGAAACTGCTGAAGATGAGCGTATTAAACTTGTTGAATTTAAAAATGCAGTTGAAGATAGAAAAGACTTTGAATTACAAACAATGAAATTAGCAAGAGGGTTAAGATTATTAGCACTTAGTAAATTTAATAATAAAAAAAATCTTAGTCCAGAAGTTGGTAAACTTTATATGGATATTTCTTCAACTGGATTTTTTTAAACAGAATTAGGTTATGGAATGGTTACTCTTTCAGGAATTTTAGGTAATCATTAAAATAGATAATAAAGGTGAAAGTATAATTTATGATTACTATGTAAATAATGAAGGGTACAGATAGATTAGCTTGATTGATGCTAGTGGTAATGGGAATATATGGTGATAAGAGTTTTAACAAATGGTAAAAATATGGTAAATGTATATAGAAATAAAATTTATATAGTATGTATATCTTTGTAACAATAAAAGAATATCTATATATAGTTAAAGAGGATATAAATATTTATATCCTCTTTATTTTTTTTTATAATTTGTGTATAGTTTTAGTAGATGATAATTAAGGGGGAAATTATTTTATGAAAGATAATTTAAATACTGATTTAGATAATCAAGTTAAAGAAAATAGAAAAAAATTTAGAGTTGATCATTTTGATATGGTAATCTCCGATTATGTACAAAGAATTAAAACAGGAGAGTTAATATTAGATCCACCGTATCAAAGATTATTTAGATGGGATGATGAAACCCAATCTCAGCTAATTGAATCAATACTAATTGGAATTCCTTTGCCACCTATATTTGTATTTCAAAATGATGATGCTAAGTGGGAAGTTATAGATGGATTACAAAGAACTACTACATTATCTAATTATTTATCTAATAAAGAGAAAGATGAGGAAAAAATTTTTAAAGGTTGCAATATAATAACTGAATTAAATGGCAAAACATTTGATGAACTACCTAACAATTTACAAAGAATAATAAAAAATACTAGAATAAGAATAGAACTAGTAGAAGAAACCGATGATATATTTAGTCAATATTTATTGTTTAATAGATTAAACTCTAATGGTGAAAAATTAGGAGCTCAAGAAATAAGAAATTTTTTGATTTATAAATTGAATAATGAGTTCTACTATAAATTAATAGAAATATCCAAAGAGAATGAGTTTATAGAGTGTTTAGGTTTAAAAGATGAAAGAGTACAAAAACAAGAGAATGTTGAGTATGCATTAAAATTCTTTTTGTGTAGAGAATTTGAAAATATAGAAAAACTTGATAAATATGAAAATTTAAACGATCTTATAACTAAAGAAACTGAAAAGTTTTTAAAAAAATATAGTAATGACTATCTTGCTAAAGAATTTGATATTTTTATAAAAACTTTTAAGTTAATTTATAGTGAATTTGGTAAAAATTCATTCAGATATTATCAAAAAAGACTTAATAATATAGCTAATACTTTTTCTATGGCTATAGGAATTAGTAAAATTATTAATTCTAATATCTCAAGTAAAGAGCTTAAAGATATTTGTAAAGAATACTTTGAATGTGAAACATATAAGTCCATTGCAGCTAGAGGATACTCCCCTACAAAGAGAATTTTTGAATTATCAAAATTTAGCATAAAATTTTTTAAGGAACATATGGAATAAAAATGTATAAAGAAAATTTTCAAAAATTTAGAACTGAAAGAAGAAATAAAATAATAACAATGGACACAATTATTAGAAATAATGATGACTTAAAAGAAGGAGAAAAAGATGTTCTATTAAGGGGATTTATAGTTTTAATTTATGCCTTTTGGGAGGGGAATTATAAGGAGATACAAAAGTTGTTTTTTTGTATTTTGAAAGAGAAAAAGATAAAAGAGTTGCCACATAAAATAAAAAATAAAGTTCTTATTGAACTAGCTACAAATCAAAGAGAAAGAAATAAAAAAATTTCAGAAATTGAGGATTGTAAACAAATTGATGAAATAAATTCTAAAATTATAATGGCATTAGAAAGTAAGCTATCAGACTATTCTCAATGTGATAGATTATGTCATCATTTTAAAGAGAACTCTAATAACCCTAATTATACAATTTTAACTAATATGTTATCAAAGTATAATATAACTTTAAAGAAATTAATAAAACAGATGATTGAAGAATATTCAATTCCAGATAATTTCGAGGATAGATTAAATTTTATTATAAAATCTAGAAACAATATTGCTCATGGAGTTGAAAATATTAGTGATTATGAAGAAATGATAATTTCTAATTTCATAAGAAAAGAAGATGCTACTATTATTGATGTAAGTGATTTTTTAAATGAAACTACCTTCTATATAGATTTATTATATAATGAGATTTTTAGTGAATTTGAAAATAAGTATATGCATATAGAGTAAAAAATGATATAATATCTGACGGAGGTGTAATATGAGTTCAAAAATTATAGTAGAAGACGTAATAAAAGGGTTAGAAGAAATTGAAGAAAAGTCTATAGATTTAATATTTATAGATCCACCATATAACTTGGGGAAAAAATATGCTGATAACATAAATGATTCTTGGAATTCAGAAAAAGAATATTTTGAATGGGTATACACTTGGTTGGATATTGCAATATCTAAATTAAAAAAAAATGGTAGTTTATATATAATGAATTCTGTACAAAATATGCCTTTTATAGATATATATTTAAGAGATAGATTAACAATTTTATCGCGAATAGTTTGGAGCTATGATAGTTCTGGTGTACAAGCTAAAAATTTTTATGGGTGTTTATATGAGCCTATTATATTTGCAGTTAAAAGCAAGTATAATTACACTTTTAATTATAATGATATTTTGATAGAGACAACTACAGGTTCAAAACGTAATTTAATTGATTATAGAAAAAATCCACCTAGACCATATAACACACATAAAGTACCAGGGAATGTATGGGAATTTCCGAGAGTTAGATATAAAATGAAAGAATACATAGATCACCCATCTCAAAAACCTGAAGCTTTATTGGAACGTATTGTTAAGGCAAGTTCTAATCCTAATGATACAGTTTTAGATTTATTTGCAGGATCATTTTCTATGGGAATGGTTTGTAAAAGATTAAATAGAAATTATATTGGAATTGAAAAAAGTAAAAGTTATGCTAAAGTTGGTAGAAGCAGACTTTTAAAAAAAGAAGATGAAGACTAGAATTTAAAATTCTAGTCTTTTTATTTTAGAAAGGTTGAATGATATTTTTAATAAAGTTGTACTTTAATTATTATCAAAAATAAAAATTTGTACAAAATTAATTCGTCAAAAAATCGTCAAAAACTATTGATATAAAAAGATATAGACTATATTTCTATAAGTATTAAAAACTATATAGAAATAATACGTTGACTAATATTGCTACATATATATATAATTAATTATATATGAGTATATATGGAAGAAATAAATAGATTAATGAGATAAGATAAAGTATTTTAAGGCGAAAATAAAGCCTTAAAATACTTTTTTATATATATAAAACTTAAGTTAAACTTAAGTAAAAAAATTATAGTTTAATAGATAAACTTTATTCTAAATGTTAAAATAGTATTAAATAACGATGGAGGGAATTAAATGAATATAATAATGAAGGAAAGTTTAAATAAAAAGAAAGATTTCTTAGTTTTAGATAATGATAAATCTAAAGTTGTTTTCTCAACTGCATTAGATAATAGAAGCTTTAATAGAAACACGAATGAAGGAAAAGAGGCTTTAAATAGCATAGTAGATGATTTTAATGTGAAAAAAGTTTTATATTTAAATCAAGTGCATTCAGATAAAGTATATACTTACAAAAGTGAAGAGAATTTCATAGAAAATGATGGAGATGGAATAATTACAAATGAAAGAAATGTAGCAATTGGAGTTTTTACTGCTGATTGTGTGCCTGTTATTATAATCAATGAAGTAAGTGGGGTAATTGGAGCCGTACATAGTGGTTGGAAAGGAACATTCAATTCAATTACTAAAATTGCTTTAGATAAAATGAAAGAAGAATATGAAGTAGACCATAAATATACAAAAATATATATTGGAGCTCATATAAGAAAATGCTGTTATGAAGTATCAGAAGATCTTAAAACTAAGTTTTTAGAAAAGATGAATATAGAAGAAGATATTTTATTTACAGGTAGGAATTTAAATTTAGAAGCATGTATAGAAAAAAATGCTATAGATTCAGGTATTTTAGGTGAAAATATATTTACTTTAAATGAATGTACATATTGTAGCACTAATATTAAATTACATTCATATAGAAAATCAGAAGGATCATATGGAAGACTATTTTCATTTGTTATACTTAAATAG